TTTTATTTTTTATTTTTTATTTTTTATTTTTTATTTTTTATTTTTTATTTTTTATTTTTTATTTTTTATTTTTTATTTTTTATTTTTTATTTTTTATTTTTTATTTTTTATTTTTTATTTTTTCGATTTTTCAAAAAAAATGATTTAGAATTTTACTCATATTATATACACCAAAGGAAAGTAAGGAGAAGTAAAGAAAAGAACATACACAAGTTAAACAAGAGTTAATTGATTGCAAAAGAACAAATAACAAGGATAAATATGCAGATTTTCGTCAAGACACTTACTGGTAAGACCATCACGATTGATGTTGAGACCAATGACACTGTGGAGGCAGTTAAGAACAAGATTAATGATAAGGAAGGTATTCCCCCCGACCAACAGAGATTGATTTTTGCTGGGAAGCAATTAGAAGATGGACGCACTCTTACCGATTATAATATTCAAAAGGAAAGCACGCTTCATTTGGTATTGCGCTTGCGTGGAGGAGTTTAAGTTTTTATATTATAGACTTTGTTTTTAATTCTCTCTGTTGGTACTATATATAATGTAATCCTTTTATATGTTTTTTGTTTTTTGTTTTTTGTTTTTTATTTTTGTTTTTTATTTTTTGTTTTTTGTTTTTTATTTTTTGTTTTTTGTTTAATCAATTTCTTCAATCGTCGGCCCCATATTCATTTCACTATCAGTGTTATTTGATGATGAGGTTGATGGCATTTCTGCACCTGCCCCTGCACCTGCCCCTGCACCTGCCCCTGCACCCATTCGCTGAATAATAGGCATTGCTACATTTTCCAGCGTCTTTTGCTGTTCTTCGTATTCCTCCTTTTCGGCCATTTGGTGGCAATCCAACCATTCACTCGCCGTCTTGCACGCATCCAATATCCGTGTCTTGTCTTCTTCTGTCAGTTTTTGTGTTTGTTTTTCATTATCACCATCATCATTTGCAAAAGATTTGACTTGATGAATGTAATTTTCCAGCCCATTCTTCGCCTCTATGCGCGCCTTGTTTGCATCATCTTCGGCCTTGAATTTCTCGGCCTCTGCAACCAATCTATCAATTTCTTCCTTTGACATTCGGTCCTTCTCGTTTTTAATTGAAATCTTTTGCTCCTTGCCAGTTGACTTTTCCGTTGCCGATACATTCAAAACACCATTGGTATCAATATCAAATGCTACTTCAATCTGTGGAACACCGCGGGGCATCGGCGGAATACCTTCCAGTTGAAATTTACCCAGCGTGGAATTATCTTTTGTCATCGCTCGCTCGCCTTCAAACACCTGAATTAATACTCCCGGTTGGTTGTCTGCATAGGTGGAAAATATTTGGCTCTTTTTCGCAGGAACCGTCGTGTTGCGTTTAATAAGTGGCGTCATTACGCCACCTGCCGTCTCAATACCCAGCGACAACGGGGTCACATCCAGCAAAATGACGCTTTCCAAAGCAGCGGATTTATCACGCTGACCCGACAGCACCGCGGCCTGAACCGCCGCACCATAGGCAACCGCCTCATCTGGATTCACAGACGTATTCAGCTGTTTTCCATTGAAATACTCGCTCAGCAATTCCTGGATTTTAGGAATGCGCGTTGACCCTCCCACCAATACAATTTCGTGTATCTGCGACTTGGACATGCGTGCATCTTTCAGTACTCTCTCCACCGGCTCCATACATTTGCGAAAGTAATCCATGTTGAGTTCTTCGAAACGGGCACGGGTAATAATGGTATTGTAATCCATTCCTTCAAACAAACTATCAATTTCAATGTTGGCCTGTGTGGACGAAGACAGGGTTCTCTTGGCACGCTCACACGCGGTTCTCAGGCGTCGCAATGCCCGCGGACTTTCCGTCAAATCCTTCTTGAACTTTCGCCTGAACTCTTGGACGAAATAATCCACCATGCGATTATCAAAATCTTCGCCACCCAGATGTGTATCACCCGCAGTCGCCTTTACCTCAAACATTCCGTCCTCAATGCTCAAAAGCGATACATCAAATGTTCCGCCACCCAGGTCAAAAATTAGCACATTCTGTTCGTCGCCCTTTTTATCCAGCCCATAGGCAAGGGCCGCCGCAGTGGGTTCATTAATAATACGCAACACGTTTAGTCCTGCAATGGCTCCCGCATCTTGTGTCGCCTTGCGTTGCGCATCATTGAAATACGCCGGAACTGTAATTACAGCATTTTTCACGGGACGACCCAGATATGCCTCTGAAATCTCTTTCATTTTAATTAGCACCATTGAGGAGATTTCTTCCGCTGAAAACTGCTTGGTCTCACCGCGAAATTTCACTTCAAACTTTGGTTTATTGTCTGGGGTTGCAATGACGGTAAAAGGCCAGTGTTTCATGTCTTGTTGAACTGTTGTATCCGACACTTTGCGACCGATTAGTCGCTTTGCATCGAAAATGGTATTTTGGGAATTCATCGCAACTTGGTTTTTCGCCGCGTCGCCGATTAAGCGTTCATTGTCATTAAATGCGACATATGAGGGAGTTGTGCGGTTTCCTTGGTCGTTGGCAATGATTTCTACACGGTCATTTTGCCAGACACCCACGCATGAATAAGTGGTTCCCAAATCAATTCCTACTGTTTCACCGTCTAGTTCAGTCATACTACATAATATGTATGCATTCTTTTTAATACATTTTTGATTTTTGATTTGTTAGTTTTTTGATTTTTGATTTTTATTTTTTGTTTTTTATTTTTAGCAAATGCATTGAAATATAAAAATGAAATAAAAAATGGTAAAAATAAAAATCAATTAAAAATAATATATTATCTTATATTACTTTAACAAAATGATATATCCCGTTAATTTTCAGCACGTGAATGATACGTGCAAAAAATATCGTTTCAGTTGGAAAGGACATGGTTCTCCAAAATCCTCATCTTCATCTTCATCTTTATCTTCAAAAACCTCCTCTTCATCTTTATCTTCGTCTGCGTCTTTGCATTCTAATGAACCTGGAATTAAAGAATCCGACCAGTTTAAAGATTGGAATTTAAATACACTTCCGCATGCATATATTTGTGGCCATTGTAATGAAGCTGTAAAATTTCGTTTTACAAATTCTACCCTTTTGCCTACACATATTCAGCAATGCGAAAAGTGTAGGGAGATTACTTTATTGAAGCCATTTATTAATTAAAGTATATGAGTATGATATGATATATAATTAATGGCAGTGTATGTTGGCAATATATTTTTTATTTGAACCTTAAAACACAGAATAACATGAAGCGGTTGGATTTGATAATAAACGCAATGATTCCCAGTTACCTGTTAAACTAATGCTGTTATTACCTTTAATTGTATCAGGTTCTGTTGTTTTTATTATAATACTATTGATTGGTTCTGCTCGTCCATTCATATCTATAAAAATAAATACTTGATTGGGAACATAAGAAGTTAAAGGAAGAGTTAATACATTTTCTTTATATAAAGTTGCATTTTGTTTGACATTAGTATTGCGTGTGTTATTTTTTTCAGTTATTTTAGGAATATCGCATGAAAGAAAAAATCACTTTCCAAAACTACATCTGGAAAGGTAGATACAACACGATTGGGATAAGATGTGCTGTCAAATTCAAGATTTTTTATATTAATATTGGTGAAACTTCCATTTGTTGCACTTATATTTTTGCATGAAAAATTTGTCCGCGATGTCATGTTTATCTATTTTTTAGTGATATTTTATATTAATTATTACAATTTTCTTTGTAATAATGGATTAATTACACCTTTTCTCATTTCAAACGCCCATTTATAAATAATTCTTTTTGATTTTTTTGGTTTTCTTTTTTGATATATATTTTTCTGGCCGTTTATATGCATTGATTTTGCATTTTTTCTTATTTTTTGCTCAGTAAAATGGGCGTTTTGAAATGAGAAAAGGTGTAAAACATAAAAATATATAATATACGAACACAATAAATGGAAGCAGCTATTCCCCTCGTTGCATTAGGAGCGATGTGGGTTGCCTCGTCCAAGAGCAACTCCAAGTCCTCCGACAAGTCTAACAAAAATGGAAAAAGAAATCAAAATGGCAATGGCAATGGCAATGGCAATGGCAATAATATGAACAATGTCGCCAATGAAGGCTTTACCAACATGGGTAAGCAACACAATATTTTACCCAACACCCATATTCCTCCCAGTAATTATCCCGTGATGAACGAAAAAGAATTGATTGATAACACGGTTCGTGCTTATCCCAATCCCAATCAAGCAACAGCAACCTATTTGAACCAAAATGTCTATGAAAACAGCGAAAGATCCGGAATGGCTGTTGGCGACAATATTCAGCAGGTATATAGCATGTCCGGAAATTACATGGACAGCGAAACATTCAAGCACAATAATATGGTTCCCTTTAATGGAGGAAAAGTTCGCGGGCAGATATATAACAACAATAACGCAGAAGCCGTTTTGGATACATATGCCGGTACCGGCTCCCAAATGATTAAGAAAATCGAACAAGCCCCATTGTTTGCCCCCCAAGAAAACGTTCAATGGACTCACGGAGCACCCAATCAAACCGACTTTTACCACTCACGCGTCAATCCCGGCATGCGAAATAATATGGTTAAGCCATTTGAGTCGCAACATGTGGGACCCGGTTTAGGCCAGGGATACACTACCGCGGGTTCAGGCGGGTTTAACGCCGGAATGGAAGACCGCAATGCTTGGCTACCGAAGACGGTAGATGAATTGCGTGTGACAACCAATCCCAAAGAAGAGTTCTCTATGTTGGGACATGAAGGCCCGGGTCAATCCGTTGTGAAAAATGTAGGCAAAATCGGCAAGGTGGAAAAATACAATCCCGACACATTTTTCATTAATACCCAGGACCGGTGGCTCACAACTACGGGTGCAGAGAAAGCCCCGCAATCTATTCCCACACAGACTTTTAAAACCAGTCATCGCGAAGATACTACCACCGAATTCACCGGCACCCCCAGTGCTCAACTAAAAACAGCCAGTTATGTGCCGAGAATTAGCCAAGCACCGAAACGCGCTGAATTGCCGGTGAATGATGTGGGTCATTCGTCGGCGATGGGTCGCGGTCCTCATGGCGAAAGTGTGGATAAACGCCTCAAAAGCCACACCAATTTCAAAAATAATCGGTCGGAAAATAGCCAGCCGGCGACCATGCGAAGCGGGTTTAGCGGTGCTATCGGTGCTGCGATTGCCCCCATCATGGACGTTTTGCGTGGCTCTCGAAAGGAAGAACATACTTGCAATGCGCGGATTTACGGAAACTCTGGGTCAGAGGTGCCGGGCAACTATGTACAGACGGAGGGCGACGTGCCGGGCGTAACGGTGCGCGAAACTACTCTCTATACACCTCGCGGATACATTAATAATCAAGGTGCCAATGGTGGTGGCTACGAAACCAACGAACACCAACCCATTTCGAACCAGCGCGACTCTACCACGGACTGCGGGACTTTTTACTCTGCATCCGGTGGTGCCGGAACGCGTCAGGGACACCGCACCTATGAGGCGGCTTATCGGGCAACAACCAATGTACTGAAAGAGAAAACTCTGCATGGTCGCACTAATGCTGGTAATTCACAGATTTTCAGTGGCGCCGCCGGACAAGGACGCAGTTTTACGTCGAAATTGGACTCAGACATTCAGAATAATCGCGCACAGGCACCATCTGCAATTGTCCACAGCGGACCAAGCGCAGAAACCTTTGGAAAAATCAATGTTCCCCAGTATAACAATGAGTGCATTGGGTGCGAAAGAATTGCGCCGGATATTTTGACCGCGTTTAAAGAAAATCCATATACTCATAGTTTGACATATGCAGTTTAGATGTGAGTTGCATTTTGTTTGTGGTTTGGTATTTAATTATGTATTTTTATTCAAATGTCCAAAGATGTAATAAAAATGTGTCAATAAATGGTAAAAATAATAAAAAATAAATAAAAAATGGAGCCATTAGAAATCATTACTTGTGTAGGAATGCTAGTCGCTACTTTTTTGTTGTGGTTTTTGAAATCTCTAAATAAAACATGCATTGAGTTGGATGCGCGCCTAACAAAAATTGAAAAAGAAATGAAAAATGTGGAACAAAAATCCAAATCCAATTCCAGAAATATAAGCGATAAATCAACAAAAGAAGAACAATCTATCCCAACACAAAAAGAAATAATACAACAATAAAATAATGACTGAATAAATAAAATATTCGTTTAAAAATAATAGTGAAAAATAATTCAAAATTATTTGTTAGATATGAACCTTTCCATCGGTCCCTATAAATTTCGTCTGGAAATTCTTATATTAATCAGTATCGTTGGCTTTTTGATGTTTAGCCACCTTTTATGTTCGTGTGCGACCGTGACTCCTATGGAGGCTTTTACTGCCTTGAAAGGAGGAATTGCTAATATGCCTTCATATACGCGTCGCGAGGGATTTGCGCCCAATAGTTTCGCCGAGGGTCCGCAGTATGCCAAGAGTGGTTCTCCGGGAACCATTCGCAATGTCAGCACCTGGGCTGCTCCCACTTTGACCTATTCTTCCGCTGAAAAAACCGATGCGGGAGTGAAGAAAATTATGGACCGCGTGGCCCAGCCCGTGCCTCCACCTGAGGGACAATTGGATATGTTTGCAACCACACCCTTTAAACCTGAATGCTGCCCCAATACTTATTCCAATAGCATGGGATGTGCTTGCATGACTGTTGACCAGTATGACTACTTGGTTGACCGAGGTGGTAATAATGTGCCGTATAGTGAATATTAAATTGGGTTGGTTTTTTGTTGATTTGTTTTTTGTTTTTTTGTGGATTTGTTAGGTTAAATTGCTAACAAAAGTAAAAGAAAAAGTATAAAAAGATTCATCTTATAAATATAATCAAAGTTGATAAAATGAATAATATGATGAACCCTTCTATGTCAATGACCATGCCAAAATCACATCATTCAAATTACGGCATGTCTTCCTTTACCGGAAGTAGTGGAATGAATATGAATGGTGGTATGATGGACCAGTTAAAAAATAACCTGATGACGATTTTTATGGTGAAAAACTTAAATGGTTCCAGTGCCGGTTCTTCTTCTCATAATGACATGTTTTATATGATTTATGTGTTTGTAATTACCCAGTTAATCGATATGTTTATGAAAGGTCTGCCCTTTATTATTCATTATTTCAAAACAACCATTTTCGCATCTTTTGAAAAGCCTATTCGTCAAAAATTAACCGATGTTTCTATCAGCATGACAACTAATGTAGATAAAGACAACAAACCGCGTGTCAAAACTGCATCTATTGTTATTTCTGTGGGGGTATCTGATATGAATA